TGAAGCGATGAAGAAAGTATACCTTGCCTACGGGAGCAACCTGAACCTCGAGCAGATGGGGAGGCGCTGCCCCGATGCGGCGGTCATCGGGACCGCGACCCTGCGCGATTACCGCCTGCTGTTCCGAGGCAACCGGCACAGCGGTGTGGCCACCATCGAGAGAAAGCGGGGCTCAAGCGTCCCGGTGCTCCTGTGGGAGATCACCGAGAAGTGCGAGAAGGCGCTGGACCGCTACGAGGGGCACCCGCACCTGTACCGCAAGAAGAGGCTGGCGGTGAACCTTGACGGGGATGAGCTCTTTGCGATGGCCTACGTCATGAACGAGGGGCCGCCGCTTGCGATGCCCGATGTGCATTACTACACCACCATCCTCGAAGGCTACCGCGACTGCGGCTTCGACGAGGCGGTCCTCAAGCAGGCGGTTATGGAATCGATGGGGGCCGGCGATGACTGAGCAGATCAAGGATCAGATCCTCAGGATACGGGATACCGGCTTGACGAACATGTTCAACACGGGGGCGGTCCAGTGGATCGCCTCGCACATGGGATTCTCCGAGCTTGCCGCCTACCTCGAAAACGATGACACGGGGGAATACGTGCACTTCATCCTCACCGGCGAAGGCTGACAGGAGCCTTCACCGCCAGCCGCACCGAAGCCAACTGTTATCTTCTTTTATTCGCTTCCCATACAAAATCCATATCTTCCAAATCTTCAATGTCGCAGTCTTCGTCTTCATCATCATCTGTAAGATCAATATGGTCACCATATGTTACACGAACCTTATTGTTACGCATAAAATAAAAAGATGCAAAAGGAGCATCTCCGTAACCGGAGTATACGCCATTCTGATGTCGTTCCCTATTTCTGACTTCGTATATATCCATAATTACCTCCATTTCGTTTAGTCATTAACTGAATTGAAAAAATTCTAACTGTCTTGTTAATCAAATCTTCATTATAAGACTTTTGCTCAATACTCTCACTGATTCACGTTAAGGCATTTTGCATATTTTTTATCAAACAATTATACCTCCTGTGACAATTCTTACAAGGATACAAGTATAACCTACCACATATTCGTTATCTGTCAACACACTCTGTGAGGATCAAATTAGAGCACTCTGTGAGTGGATCAAATTAGAGCCTATTTTGCAGGTGTGTGGATTTTTTGGAAATCCTTCCTGATACCTCTATCCCTCAAATAACGCTCTCAGCACCCTATTATCACGGTTTTAATGGAAAATATGGAAGTTCTTTCCTGTACCGATAATACCGTCACCACCTACAACTACCGCCTGAAACAGCAGGGATCCTATGAGAACTGCATCGACTACGAGAGCGCAATGGAAGCTTTCGAGGCCTTTTGCATGGAGCTGTCAAACAGCAGGATAGCCGAGATGCAGAAGGTGGGGCAGTCGTTCACCCGCAATGCCTTGGAGATCCTCAACTACTTCGATTCCAGGAAGACCGATACACTGCTGGAGGGATTCAACTCGATGATAAGTCTGATCAAGAGTCGAGCGAGAGGATTTAAGAACATGAAGAATTTTATGGCAATGATCTACTTTGCCTGTGATGAGCTTGCTCTTCCCAAAGCCACCATCATGTAGGGTTACCCACTCGATTCAGTGAATAACCATGTGTATATCTTCAACTTATTTGCTTGCAATGAGTTGCTATAGTTTCCGATTTGAGGCATATATACACCAACAAAACGGACACGGAGGCAAGAGCATGTGGAAAGAAGGAACTTTGGAGATCGGGGCGAGCGTTTTCAGGTACTGCATCAAGGTGTACGGCGAGGGTTCTGACTACGGCATCGACGAGGGGAGGATCTCCAAGCTGATGCTCAAGCGCGACGGCAAAATCGTCTGCAACTACGACCGCGGCTGGGACATCAGGCCGCGCGACCCGGATACCAAACAGGCCCTCGAAAGCCTGAAGAAGACATACAACTGACAGCAGGCACCCGCCGCCTGCAAGGACCCTGACCGGGTCCTTTTTCTTTGCCCGGGGGGGATGGGAGGAACATGGCGAAACCGAAGAAGCACACTCTCACGCCCTTCATGGCAGGGGACTCGACCTACGACGAGACCAAGGCCGACCGGGCGGTGGGATTCATAGAATGCCTCTGCCACACCAAGGGCGTGTGGGCGGGAAAGCCCTTCAAGCTGCTTGGCTGGCAGGAGCGGATCATCCGCGACCTGTTCGGCATCGTCAAGGGTGACGGGTGGCGGCAGTTCAACACCGCCTACATCGAGATCCCCAAGAAGAACGGCAAGAGCGAGCTCGCGGCCGCGGTCGCGCTGCTGCTGACCTGCGGCGACCACGAGGAGCGCGCCGAGGTCTACGGGTGCGCAGCCGACCGCCAGCAGGCCTCCATCGTCTTCGAGGTGGCAGCCGACATGGTGCGCATGTGCCCCTCGCTGAACCGGCGCGTGAAAATCCTCTCCGCGACCAAGCGCATCGTGTACCTGCCGACCAACAGCTTCTACCAGGTGCTGTCGGCCGAGGCCTACTCCAAGCACGGGTTCAACATCCACGGGGTCGTCTTCGACGAGCTGCACACCCAGCCCAACCGAAAGCTCTTCGATGTCATGACCAAGGGCTCGGGCGATGCCAGGGCCCAGCCGCTGTTCTTCCTGATCACCACCGCGGGCACCGACCAGCACTCGATCTGCTACGAGCAGCACCAGAAAGCCAAGGACATCATCGAAGGCCGCAAACACGACAAGACCTTCTACCCGGTCATCTACGGCTCTGAAGAGAGCGACGACTGGACCGATCCAAAGACATGGATGAAGGCCAATCCCTCCCTCGGTGAGACCATCACCCTTGAGAAGGTGAAGGCCGCCTGCGAAAGCGCCAGGCAGAACCCGGGCGAGGAGAACGTGTTCCGCCAGCTCAGGCTCAACCAATGGGTCAAGCAGGCGGTGCGCTGGATGCCGATGGAGAGGTGGGACCAGTGCAACTTCCCCGTCGATGCAGGACAGCTCGAGGGCCGGGTCTGCTACGGGGGGCTGGACCTCTCGTCGACCACCGACATCACCGCCTTCGTGCTCGTGTTCCCTCCCCGCGACGAGGATGACCGGTATGTGGTCCTCCCCTGGTTCTGGATCCCCGAGGAAAGCCTCCAGCTGCGCGTTCGGCGCGACCACGTGCCCTACGACGTCTGGGAGCGGTCGGGCCACATCCAGACCACCGAGGGCAACGTGGTCCACTACGGCTTCATAGAACAGTTCATCGGAGAGCTCGGCAAGAAGTACAACATCCGCGAGATCGCGTTCGACCGCTGGGGGGCCGTGCAGATGGTGCAGAACCTGGAGGGCATGGGCTACACGGTGGTGCCCTTCGGCCAGGGCTTCAAGGACATGAGCCCCCCGACCAAGGAGCTGATGAAGCTCGTCCTGGGCAGGGGCATCGCACACGGGGGCCACCCGGTCCTCAGGTGGATGATGGACAACATCTTCATCCGCACCGACCCGGCGGGGAACATCAAGCCCGACAAGCAGAAGTCCACCGAGAAGATCGACGGGGCGGTGGCCACGATCATGGCCCTGGACCGGGCGATCAGGTGCGGCAACGACTTGCGCGAATCGGTCTACGAGAACCGGGGAATCCTCTTCATATAATTCACTGCTCCAAGAAATATCATGGTATGATATTAGCCATGATTCATAGCATAAAGCGAAAAAACAACCAGGACATCACCAAGGAAGATCCCAGGACCAGTACTATGTTCGATGCACTGCTGCATCTTCCTGACCGATTGATGTGGGAAGTACTGAGAAAAGCCTGCCATGACAGGAAAGTGCTGCCTTTGGACTTGGGAGTACTTGAGTATTACGAATTCTGGCCACAATGGAATGCCGAAGGGACAGACCATGAACAATACATAGAGCCGGATGTTTTTCTACGCTTCTCCAAGGCGGATTTGATTGTGGAAGCCAAGCGGTTTGATACGTCAGGGCAAGACCAATGGCAATGGGAACGGGAGTTGATTGCCTATGAAAACAAATATGGCTTTTCAGACAGATCGGCATTCCTCATCTCCTTGGGAGGCAATGGCAACAATCTACAAAATCAAACGATTGGGCTCATAGGGCATGAACGGACGGTTGTCAAATGCTCCTGGGTCAGCCTGCATGCAGTGCTCATCGACAAGCGAAAAAGGTTAACGGGGAGTGATCGGCGAGTCGTGGATTCCCTCCTGCTTGCATGCAACCTGTTCGGATTCAGAAGCTACAAGTGGCTCGAAGATAAACCTTGGGTTGCAGACTATGTGATAGAAATCACTGGAGACTATCGCAACCTGATTTTCAGGAGGTAATGGAATGGACAGGAAGGAACTGTATCAGAATGTCAGAAAAGCCTACAGGCTTGCATACGAAGTACAACACAGCATCGTTGAGATGGTTGATTACATCCGTACAAGAATCAAAACAGTCGACTATGCCGGGAAGCAAGTGTTCTCAGACCCGCTTTCCAAACGTAAAGGAGTGGAAGAGGGATATGTCACTGACTACATCGGGACTGATATGTGGAGTTGGGATTATTTCCCGACATACATGTACATGTACTATTTCACAGGCATTCCAACCGAAACTAAATACAGTTGTTTCTCAATTGTGCAGGTCATGGATGACGGATTCTTAGGTACCACCAATGTCGATTCCGCGCCAGAAACGAAGGACTTCAATACCCCAGCGGAGTCAGAATCATACGTGTTGCTTTCCTTTGCCATCTGGAATAAAAACAGGCGAGCAATCTGGTTTGAGTATGATGGGACGGATGTAATCCAAGACGAGAAAGCAGAGATCATGAGGATTAGCCAAGTCCTTAAAGGAAATGGGGGTGAGCCGTATGTCAAGAAAGTTCCCGACGCCGCCTTCGTTGTTAGTCGGATAAATCTTGAATCCATGTGTTCCAAGGCTGAAGTCGACCATGTACTGCAAGCCTTTGCAGATCTCGTGGAACAGGAAACCGGCTACCAGATCCTCCTCGACGAAACGGAAGAAGAAAATACGCATCCCTGATGTACGAGTCACTGAACCAGGTCTAATAGACTGAACAATCATCATCATTTTCTCATGAAGCGCTTACTTCGGTAGGTGCTTTTTTTTGCCCAAGGAAGATCCATGAACATCATAACCAAACTTCTCTTCCCCATCCGCGGCAAGCCGCAGAACAGGACGGCCGGGTCCTCGTACAGCTTCCTGTTCGGGGGCTCGACCAGCGGCAAGGCGGTGAACGAACGCTCGTCGATGCAGATGACGGCGGTCTACGCATGCGTGCGCATCCTCGCCGAGGCGATCGCAGGGCTGCCGCTGCACCTCTACCGTCACGACGACGACTCGAGCAAGCACAAGGCCAAGGAGCACCCGCTGTACAACCTGCTGCACGCCGAGCCGAACCCCGAGATGACCAGCTTCGTCTTCCGCGAGACGCTGATGACCCACCTGCTTCTGTGGGGAAACGCGTATGCCCAGATCATCCGAAACGGCAGGGGCCAGGTGGCAGCCCTCTACCCCCTGATGCCCAACCGGATGCAGGTCGACCGCGACAGGAACGGAAGGCTCTACTACCAGTACACCACCAGCGCCGAGGACGCCCCCACCATGCAGGGAACCTCGGTGGTGCTCGACCCGTCGGAGGTGCTGCACATCCCGGGCCTGGGTTTCGATGGATTGGTGGGCTACTCGCCGATCGCGATGGCCAAGAACGCCATCGGCATGGCGATCGCCTGCGAGGAGTACGGGGCGAAGTTCTTCGCCAACGGTGCGGCCCCAAGCGGCGTGCTCGAGCATCCGGGAACGGTCAAGGATCCCACGAGGCTGCGCGAGACGTGGCAGGGACAGTTCGGGGGCTCTGCCAACTCGCACAAGGTTGCGGTGCTCGAGGAGGGGATGAAGTACACCCCCATCTCGATATCGCCCGAGCAGGCGCAGTTTTTGCAGACGCGCAAGTTCCAGATCAACGAGATCGCGCGCATCTTCCGCGTCCCCCCGCACATGGTGGGGGACCTGGAGAAGTCCTCGTTCAGCAACATCGAGCAGCAGTCGCTGGAGTTCGTCAAGTACACCCTCGACCCCTGGGTGATCCGCTGGGAGCAGGCGCTCTCGCGTGCGCTTCTGGCATCCGATGAGAAGCGGACGCACTTCTTCCGCTTCAACGTCGAGGGGCTGCTGCGGGGCGACTACCAGAGCCGCATGGGCGGGTACGCCACTGCAAGGCAGAACGGGTGGATGAGCGCCAACGACATACGCACGCTCGAGGACATGGACAGGATAGCAGACGAGCAGGGGGGCAACCTCTACCTCGTCAACGGGAACATGCTCCCCCTCTCGAAGGCCGGGGCATTCGCAGGCAAGAACACGGATACATCCCAGGAGGAGGCCGATGAAGAACAACAAGTTCTGGCAATGGAAAAACCAGGGCGGAGACGGGTCGGGGCCCAGGATCCTTGAGCTGTCGGGCACGATAGCCGAGGAGAGCTGGTTCGATGACGACATCACAGCCGAGCAGTTCAAGGATGAGCTGTTCGCCGACAGCGGGGAGGTGGTGGTCTGGCTCAACTCGCCCGGCGGCGACTGCATCGCAGCCAGCCGAATCTACTCGATGCTGATGGACTACGCGGGACACGTCACCGTCAAGATAGACGGCATCGCCGCAAGCGCGGCCTCGGTCATCGCGATGGCGGGCACGAAAGTGCTCATGGCCCCCACCGCCCTGATGATGATCCACAACCCCATGACGCTCGCCTACGGCAACCACACCGACATGCAGAAGGCGATCGGCATGCTGGACGAGGTGAAGGAAAGCATCATCAACGCCTACGAGCTCAAGACGCACCTGGGCAGGGCGAAGATCAGCCACCTCATGGACAGCGAGACGTGGATGAACGCCAACAAGGCAATCGAGCTGGGCTTCGCCGACGGCCTGCTCGAGGACGAGAAGAAGAAGGCCGATGAGGCCTCCTACTCGTTCTCCGCCAGGAAGGCCGAGCTCTCGCTGATGAACAAGATCACCACCAGATACGCACACACGCAAGAAGCGAGAGCTCGGCCTTCCTG